AGCGAGGTGCCAGCGTAGTTTTCGGACGGGTCAAGAGCCTCAAGCGCGCCCGTAAGGCCGCCCTTACCCTGATACATTCCTTTTTCAATAGTAATATTCTCAAAATTAGCCATATTATTACCTCCGTTAATTAAAGAATTACTCCGACTTCTGTTGCGGTTGAATTTACCACCAGAAGCTCTCTGCCGTTTTCATTTACGGCAGCCTTGCCTGCCGCTGTTGCGGCGAGCTTTTTGTAGCCGACTGCAATCTTTGAGGTTGCGCCGAACACGGCGTAGCCGGCAATCTGAACAGCCGCGTAGCCGTTGCGTACTCCTACGCAGATTCCGCAGAACGGCTCGTTTGCGCCGCACTTTGCCACGGTACCGTCCGCGCTTACCTTTACGGGGATCCCCGCCTCGGTAACCGATGAGTCGGCAATAAAGGTCAATACATTTTCTCCTGCACCGTTAAAATTTACATTCATATTCAAATACCTCCGTTAAATTGTAAACTGACCGTTTGAAACGGTTTTTTTGCTTTTGGCGTAAAGCTGTGGAACGGGCGCGAAGCTTTCGTCAAGCTTCTTTTCATACGCGTTTTTGAACTCGCAGAGCTGAGCCACGTTCATTGTTTTTGCCAAAGCCTCCATTGTATCGCGCGAGATTTCGGGCTGTACCGCCGCGGAAAGTCTGAGCACCTCGCTGGTAAGACTGTCGCGGTAATATACGCCGTCCTTTGCGCTCTGCTTCAGAGTTTCGATGTAGCCCATAAGCTTTTCGCACTCGCCTCCGCTCAGTGTAACCGTGCGGTTTTCGCCGAGCTTTTTCATAATACCTTCCATATTTACTTCCTTTCCGTAAACTGACTTTACAACGCCCGCCTCCTTTTGGGCAGGCACTGCCACAAAGCTGAATTCGTAAGCGTCATACGGGGCGATAAGCTCGCCGCAGCAGAGCTTGCCCGAGTAGGTCTCGCCCTTTTTGTGGGTGCAAACCGCGATATCCTCGCCGCATACGCTGCATTTTACAATTTTTACCGCGCAGCCTACGCTCACCTCGCGCAGTATTCCGCTGTCAATGTCAAGAATCAGCTTTTCATTTTCGGGACATCTGGGCATATATGCCCTTGCCTTTAGTCTGAAATAGTCGTCGCCTGTCGCGGTTTTTCTGCCCTCAACCGCTTCAACGCCGCACCGAAAGATGCGCGCGGTCTGATTTTTTGCCGTGGGATCATGGTCAAAAATGCCCGTCTTTCCCACAAAAAGCTTTTCAAGGGCAAACAGCGACTCAACGGTAAAACGCTCTCCGTCACGGTCAACGTCGTTGTCGCACAGCGTTACCGAAAAGACGTACACGTCCTGTGCGCCGAGCGGCTTTCGGGTGTAGGCGTTAATGAGCTCAAGCTCATTTTCGCTCACAGCTCCGCTGTCACCCTCCGCCGCGTCTACCGACGCGCTTTTTGTTACCTGATTGTCAGTCATCATCTACCTCCCAACCGATTTCCTTCTCAATCTGCATTGCGCGGGCGTTGTTCAGCCGTGCCTGTGAAAGCTCGACCGTATCCTGAAGATTAATGTCGTCCCAGACAACGCGAACGCCGCATGTATAGCCGTTAAGCCGCAAATGCAGACCTACTATTTTTCTTATTGCGGGCTCAACTGCCGCGCGGTAATATTCGAGCTCGCTCGTCAGAATATCCGCCTGCTGCTCGCTCATTCGCTCGGTGCTCGACCATGAGATACCAAGCAGGAACGGCGGTATTCCGAGCTTGCTGAGAATCTGTTCAAGCACAGCTCTGAGCGGAACCTCGCAGTCGGGGATTTCCGCGTCCGCGCCGATTGCCTTTATGCTTACGTTTCCAACCGAAACAAAGTCGCAAACGCTGTCGCTGCGTATTGCCTTTTTCCATTCGTCCGCAATCTGACGCGCGTTTTCCTCGCTGAAGGTTTCACCGTCGTCGGGATTGTAGGTGACGGCAAATCTGACGTCGCCCACGCGCTCCCAGTTGTTCTTGACCGAGCCGAATATTTTGAGCAGGACCTCGCTCATGAACGGCAGTCCGCTGATGAGCGACTTGCCTCTTACCATGCCGGGCTTCTGATTGAGCAGGGAGCAAATCACCAAGCTCTGATTTTTTACGGGCTTGACGCCGTCGCTGTCGTTTAAGTAAACCACAGGCGAGAGCGGAGAGCCGCCCGACCTGATTTCAACATCGTTCAGGCTGGCGTTATATACCGCCGCAACTCCTGTTCGTCCGCGGTCCAAAATCATCTCGCCCACAGCCTCGCCGTAGGTCAGCAGGCTGTCAAGATAGCTGTAGGCAAAGCTGTTAAGACCGAGCGCGGTGCCGTTTGACTGCACGTTTTTCACGAATTCATTTGCGATATGGCTGCTGTCGCGGTTGTCTGTTTCAACCTTGAAGCTGCCTATAAGTCTGATTATTTTTTCAACGGCGGCGTCGATTATAGGCACAGCCTCTCTCATTGACTCATACAGCGCGCGCTCCGCCCTGCTCTGGTACTCGGTTGCCGCCGCTCCCAAAAAGCCGACCTGCTGCTTGTTTTTAGGCACTGTCTGCACAAGCGGTTTTGAGGTACCGCCGCGCTTTTTTCTGCCAAACATACACTTCCTCCTATCTGTCGGCGGCAATCGCTATTGCGCCCCTGCCGCCGTCCATTGCTGTTGTAACAAAATATCGGATATCGTCCATGGCGTGGTCGTTTTCCTTTACGGGAGCGTCCTCGCGCCTTGCGCTGTCCCACTTGTAGAGCGAGAATTCACGCCGAGCCGCGCGGCAGTTTTCACAGATTTTTATACTGCCGTCCTTTAGTGCCTGAGATACCCTGCGTATTCCGTTTACAACGCTGTTGTTCGCGGGCTTTACGGCAAACCGCCTGTGACGTCTGATCACCTCAATAAAGCTTGCCGCCGAGGGATCGGCAACGATAACACTCACCTTTTTGTCGCCCGCAAGCTCGCATATCGCGTTGTAGTGCTCCTCGTCAGTGCGCTGATATCCCTCCTTGCGCGAATCAAAGTAGTATTCGTCAAGCCTGTACCATACGCCGTCTTGTCTGCCCCAAAGCCCTGCGGAGGTAGGATTTACTGTTCCGTAGTCGCACGAAATCACATATCGGTCAAACTTACCGTCGGGCTTTTTGCAGTACATATCCTCGCGCGCCATAAACGGATAAACCGCGCCGTATACCGCTACCCATTTTCCGAGCACGAACCGCTCGTAGAAAACTCCCGAGTACAGCCGCTCGTATCTGCGCCTGACTTTGTCGCTGAGCGAGGGGTTATCATCCATCATGAAGTGAAGATGAAGCGCGTTTTTCCGCTCTGCGTTTTTTATCCACTCGGTGTAGAACCAGTGCTCGGGGTGCTCGGGATTGCAGTTGAACCAGAACCGCGAGCCCTGAACCGAGCAGCGCGCCATTGCCTGCTCAACAAAGGAGCGCGGCATCAGCGCGACCTCGTCAAAGAGCACGCCTGCAAGCGTCATGCCCTGAATAAGCGACGCGGAGCCTTCGTCCTTGCCGCCGAAAAGATAAAACCTGTTTGTAACGCCGCCGTAGCTGACGGTAAGGATGTTGCGGCTCAGCCTGTCCTCGCAGTGAAAGCCGAGAGAGCTGAGAAGCGGCAAAACAGGAGTGACCATATTGCGCCTTAAAGAGCTGATTGTTTTGCCGCACAGCGCGAAATCCGCGTCCTTAAAGGCGTAAAAACTCCAGATTATGTAGCTGAGCGACATACAAAAGGTTTTGCCGCTCCTGACCGCTCCGTCGCAGATTATCGCGTCCTTTTGGGTGTCGGGAGAATTTTGGTGCCACCAGCTCATAACCCTAAGCTGCTTTGGCGAAAATGCTTTAAGACTGTTCAATTTCGCTCACAGCCTTTGCGCCCTGACCGATCGCGTCAAACAGATTGCTGACGCCTGCGTCCGCTTCACTTTTGCTTTCAAGCTTTTCAAGCGCTTTGAGCCTGTCAAAGAACTTGATTTCCAACATTCCGTCCTTTGGCTTTTTTATTTCGGAAATCATGAACAAGTCCATAGCCTTTAGCTGCTCAGCGGTAGGGCGCTCAATATAGAGCAGCGAAACCGCGTCGGAAATATTGCCGAACGCCAAGCGCTGATAACCGAGCGAGGCGAGCCGCGCAAACATTTTTTCACGCTGTTCGGTAAGTCTTGAAATCTCGTCAAGGATTTCGGGACACGCCATAAGCTTTTCGCCCGCCTTGTCGGGATTTTTAACGTAACCCGCTCTTCTTGCCGCGACCGCAGGGTCGCCCGTACATACAAAACTTCGGCAAAACTCGTCATGTTTGCCTGATAATTTTTTACTGATTAAATCCACCTCCAAGTGAAAGGACGCATTTATTTTTGATTGTAATGAAAAGTCCTTTCACTTATACCCGTATAAAAGAAAAAAATTGCATACGAATATGCAATTTCCCCTGTTTTTTTAATAAATTTTCTGTTTTTGAACAACTGCGTAACATTTTGCCGCAATATATTATTATGTAATAATATAAAAACAGATGTCATTCTGACCAACGCGGAGGAATCACCAAAACAGGAAAACAGTGATTGTTTACTTTGGGGATCCTTCGACTGCGCTCAGGATGACATCTGTTCATATTATATTGAATTTAGATTAAAAAAAGGGAGCGGATAACCGCTCCCTAAAAATAGTGGTTTTAATTAGAACTCTCTTCTCTTTCTTGCGAGGAAGATAACGCCTGCAGCTGCGAGCATTACGCCGCCGAATACGAAGAAGATTGTTGTTTCCTGACCGGAAGTAACGGAACCTGTTGAACCGCCTGAGCTTGAACCGCCTGAGCTTGAACCGCCTGAGCTTGAGCCGCCTGAGCTTGAACCGCCTGAGCTTGAGCCGCCGCCTGAGCTTGAGCCGCCGCCTGAGCTTGAGCCGCCGCCGCTTGAGCTTGAGTCATCGCCGCCGCTTGAGCTTGAGTCATCGCCGCCTGAGCTTGAACCGCCGCCGCCAGAAGAGCCCTTTTCAAGTGAAGACTTGCTTTCATCCCACTTAAGGTCAGTTCTGCCTGATTCCTTAATTGCCTTCTTTACGTCGTCGAGCTTAAGGCCGAGGATCTTAGCTGTATCGTCAATAGTCTTCTGAGCAGTTTTGCCGTTGAATTTAAGAGCATTGTCGATACCTGACGTACCCTTATCCTTAAGGAACTTAACGAAGATGCCGTACTTTGTCTGGCCTTCGCCAAGAGCTGAACCTACAACGTTACCGA